GCGACCCGGCTTTGTGGCGCGACCCCGGCCCGGCTCACTCGGTGGTCGAACGCGAGGCGATTGCCAATATCGCCGCCGAAGCGCGGGCGCTGGCCGGACAGAAGCCGCCCGAAACGCTGGCGCAGGCCATGACTCGCGAGTTTCGCCAGATCGTGCGCGAGGCCATGACCGAGGCCGCGCAGACGCGCCGCCACGATGTACCGCTTAAGAAACCGGCCTAGCCCGGCTCACCCGCGTCAAGGGGGGTCGTGTGGGATAATAAGAGTAGTGACGCTTCTCGCGTCCGCTCGCGCGTCGGCATGGTGGCGGCAAGGGCACTCCGGCCCGGCCAGTCGCAAGCCCCGGCGCGGGGCATACCGCTCCCTGCTCACGCGGGGCACGTCGGGAAGGGCCAGCTTATGCGCTGGCCCATTTGTTTGAGTCGTTGAGGGTTGGGAGAGCGACACAGGGAACCGTTGCGGGAGGCAGCTTTGCGTGAAAGCCAAAATAGCGCACTGCTGTACCGTCACACGTTAGCCCGCAGAACCTGCGTCACTCTCCGAACCCTCAACGACTTCGCATAGTTTACGGAAAGCACAACGCGACAAATGCGACAGGTAAAAAAGTGAAAACTCCTCGCGTTTCCGACGCACAACTGAAAAAGGCGATTGGGGAGTGCGACGGTAACGTGACGGATATTGCGGCGGCGCTGAAAATTGACCGTTCTACGGTGTACCGGCGCATTGCGAAGTCTGAAGAGTTGCAAGCCGCCATGACCGAAGCGCAGGACATACTGACGGATGTGGCTGTATCGCACATCTCTCGTGGCGTGCGGAATGGTGAGCAGTGGGCACTTGCGTACTACATGAATAATTCTCCTGGTGCCAGGCGCAAGGGCTGGGGGCGCAACGTGACGGAAGTGACAGGGGCGGAGGGTGGGCCAATCCAAGCTGAAATCACAATCCGCCAAATCCCTGCCCGCGAAGACGATTGAACTGTTCGGAAGGCAGTACGAGTTTGTGTTTTCGCCCGCGCACTACGCGGCGCTCAACGGCGGGATTGGTTCGGGGAAGTCGATTGCGGGGGCCGTGCGTGCGCTTTCCGCCGGGCTGGGGGCGATAGGCGGGCAGAAGGTGCAGACGCCGAACGTCGGCATGGTGACTGCGCCGACGTACCCGATGCTGAGGGACAGCACACTGCGCACGTTCCGCGAGATCGCCGGGGAATTCATCGCGGAGTACCAAAAGTCGGAGAACATCGCCACGCTCGTCAACGGCAGTGAGGTGTTATTCCGCTCGGCCGACGAGGCTGACCGGCTGCGCGGGCCGAACATTACGTATTGGTGGGGCGACGAGGCCGCTTACTACAGTGCGGACGTGTGGCGCGTCATGATCGGCCGCCTGCGCCAGTTCGGGCAACAGGGGTATGCGTGGGTCACGACGACGCCGAAAGGGCGCAACTGGCTGTACAGGGAGTTTGTGCAACAGCAGCGCGACGATTACGCCATCTTCAACGTCCGCACGGCGCAGAACCCGTTTCTTGAGGCGGCGTTCGTAGACAGCTTGCAGGCGGCGTACACCGGCGACTTTGCCCGGCAGGAGTTAGAGGGCGATTTCGTCGCCTTTGAAGGCTTGATTTACCCGGAATTTAGCCGCGACGTGCATATGACCACGGACGCGGGCGGGAATTACCCGCAGTACATCGCGGGCGTGGACTGGGGCTATGCCAACCCTGGCGTCATTCTGGTGTTCGGCGTGGACGGGGACGGGCGCATGACGCTCGTGCGCGAGGAATACCAGCGCCAGCGCCGCATCGAGGAATGGGCGGTGCTGGCGCGGTCGCTGCACGACACGTTCCGCATTCACACGTTCTACTGCGACCCGTCCGAGCCTGATTTCATCTCGGCGTTTAAGGCGGCGGGGCTGAACGCGGAGCAGGCGGACAATGAGGTGCTGCCGGGCATTCAGGCGGTCAAGAACCGGCTCGTGCTGCAAGGAGACGGCCGCCCGCGTCTGCGCCTGAGCGCCGGGGCGGTCAATACGGCAGTCGAGTTTGAGCAGTATGCATGGGCTGAAAACCGCGACGGCGTGCGGGATGCGCCGAAGAAGGTGAACGACCATGCGCTGGACGCACTGCGCTACGCCTGTATGGGCATGGATCGGGGGCCGCGAGTGAAGAAGCTAACCGTTGAGGCGCGCCGCTATGCTTAACGAACTCCAGACTAAACTCGGCGATCTGGTGGATACGACGTGGCGTAGCGACGTGGACGCGTACGGCAAGCGCGTGCTGCTCTGCCGCCAGTATGTGGACGGGGAACACCGCGCCAAGATGACGCCGGCCATGCGCGAGATGCTGCGCGTGTCGGGCACGGTGACAGATCAATTCAACGACAACTACTGCGAGATGGTGGTGGACACGATGGCGGATCGCCTCGTGGTCAACGCCATTGAAGGCGACAACGACGCGGCCAGCGAGTGGGCGGCAACCATCCTTAGCGACAACCGGTTTGACGGCTTGCAGGTGGATGTGCATTCCGCCTGCGTGCGCGATGGGGATGCGTTCGTGATGGTGAGTTACGACAGCGCGGCGGGCCGCGTGCTGCTGACCCACGAACCGGCCTTCGATGGCGCGACGGGTGTAATCCCGGTTTATGATCGCGCCTCGCGCAATTTGGTCGCCGCGCTCAAAATCTGGCAGGAGGGCGACGACAAGCGCCTGAACTTCTATTACCCCGACCGCGTGGAAAAATACGTATTCAAGGGCGTGACCGGCGCCAGCATCACAAGCGGCATGACGCACCTCGAAACTGCCGCGTGGACGGACATGGCGGGCAATCCCCTGGGCGTGCCGCTGTTTCACCTGCGCAACAAACCGCAGACGCGGCGCTATACCGGGCAATCCGAGATTTCAAGTGTCATCCCGCTGCAGGACGCGCTGAACCGCACGCTGGTATCGATGGTACTGACGGCGGAGTTGACGGCGTTTCAGGTGCGGGTGGCGCGCGGATTCGATCCGCCCGCGAACCTCAGCCCTGGCATGTGGGTCGTGATCGGCCCGGACGGGCTGGCCAACGATCAGGTGGCTGACGCCTCGGTGATGGAGCAGGGGCAGATCGTGCCTTTTATCGCGCAGGCCGATTGGCTGATTAACCAGATCGGGACGATTTCGCGCACGCCGTTGCCGTCGCTGATGGGCGGGGACAGCCAAAGCGGTGAGGCGTTGAAGGAGCGCGAAAAGGGGCTGCTGGCGAAGGTGCGGAAGTTCACCGTCAAAAACGGGAACGTGTGGGAAGACGCGATGGCCTTTGCCGCGCGCTTGCAGGCCACGTTTGGAACCCAACTCCCGCCCGCGTCTGCCCGTTGGTTCTGCCGGTGGGAATCTGCGGAAGTGCGCGACCGGGCAGAAATCGTGCAGAACGCCGTGCTGATTGGCGACAAGGTGAGCGACCGGGAATTTCTGCGCATGGTGGCCCCGGTGTTTGGCTGGGACGAGGCGAAAATTGACGCCATCCTGATTGAGCGCGGCGAAGACACGCGCCGCAACGTCGAGGCGGCCGGGGCGTTCCTGCCGCAATTCAACATCACGCAGGCGGAAGTGGCAGCTTAACGAGACAAGGGAGAAAAGCGCATGGCGGACATCACGGTGACGGCAGCGAACGTCGTAGCTTCAAACGCGGCGAAGCGCGGCAACGGCGTGGCGGGGGCCACGATTACGGCCGGGCAGGCGGTCTACAAGGACGCCGCCGACAGTTCCAAGCTGAAGCTGGCCGACGCCAACGCATCGGCGGCGTCGGCTGATCCGGTGGGCATCGCGCTGCATGGCGCGTCGAGCGGGCAACCGCTGCAGTACGTCGAGGAAGACCCGGATTTCACGCCGGGCGCGACGCTGACCACGGGCGCAGTGTACGTGCTGTCGGGTACGCCGGGTGGGATCGCGCCGGTGGCCGATCTGACGACCGGCTGGTATCCGAACGTGCTTATGGTCGCCAAGTCCACAAGCAAGGCCGTCATGAAGATTACGCACGGCACAGCGGCGGTCTAGGATGCGGCCGGGCGGGCAGACGGGCGAAACGATAGGCCAGTTTCTGGCGCGGCTGCTCGACCGGCGCTATACGCAAACGGCGGGGCGCGTGGTGGCGGCGGTGAGCGCGGCGGCCAACCGCCCGGCGCTGACGACGGCGCTCGACGCGCTGGTGGCCGATTACGCGGCGCGCGGGCCGGCGGCGCTGAGTGCGCGCAGCCGAACCTACCGGGCGCTGCTGGCCGAATTGAACACGATGACGGCGCAGCAGGCGGCGGTGATGCGTTCCGGCGCGCCGTACGTGATGGCGGCCATGCGCGAAGCGGCGGCGGAAAGTGTGCCGACGCTGGCGTTGTGGGGCAGCAACGCGGCCCTGCGCACGCAACTCGGCGCGGTGTGGAACACGCCCGACCCGGAGGCGGTGCAGGCGCTGGTGGAACGGGCGCGGCGGCCGGCGTTTGACGCCGCGATGACGCGCTTCGGGGAAGGGACGGCTGACGCCGTGCGGGCGATTGTGACGCGCGGGCTGGTGGAAGGCACGAACGCGCGCGCGCTGGGCCGGGCCTTGACGCAGGCGATTGCGGACGTGCCGCGCTATCAGGCCAACACGCTCATGCGGACGCTGCAATTGACGGCGTACCGCGACGCCACCGCGATCCATCAGGCCGCCAACGCGAACCTGATTGCGCGGGTGGTACGGATTGCCGCCTTAGACGACAGAACATGTCTCTCCTGCCTCGCGCTGCACGGGACGGAAGTGCCGGTGGGCGAGCGGGTGGACGACCACTATTCGGGCCGGTGCATCGGGATCAGCGTGGTGCGCGGGCGCGAGGTGAACGTGCAGACGGGCGAGGACTGGCTGCGCGGGCTGCCGGAAGAACGCCAGCGGACGATCATGGGGCCGGCCAAATTTGAGGCATGGAAGGCGGGCGCGGTGCGGCTGCAGGAGTTCGTGGCCCGGCGCGACGACCCGGTGTTCGGCCAGATGGTGCAGGAGGCGAGCCTGAAAGGGTTGTTAGGCGCGGCGGGAAGCCGCACGTATATCGAGATAGGGCGGGAAGCCCGGAGGTAAGGTATGCCATCCGAAGAAGCACCCAACAGCACGCCGCAGGCCGCATCGGCGGAGACGCCAGCGACCAGCGAGGATGTGCGCGTTTTACCGGAGTGGGCGCAGCAGCGGTTCACACAACTGGAGCAGCGGCTGGCGGACGTGAATAACGAAAGCGCCGAGCGCCGCCACCGGTTGAAGGAGATGGAAACACAGGTTAAGGAACTCTCCGCCGCGCAGCAGAAGCGGTTGGCGGAGCAGGGAAACTTTGAGGAATTGGCGCGCCAGCGTGCGGCGGAAGTGGAGACGCTGAAGCCGTATGAGGAGCGCGCGAAAGCCCTGGAGTCGGTGATCCGGGCGTCGAACGATGCGCGCGTGGCACAGGTTCGGGAGGACTTGCGCGCGCTGGTTCCCGCCGATTACTCCCCCGAAAAGCTGGCCTTATGGCTGGACGCGAACTGGAGCAGGCTGACGGTGAAGGCCGCGCCTGATCTGGACGCCGGGGCGGGTACGGCGAACGGACGCGCGATCAGGCTGACGGACGCGGAGCGGGCACAGGCGAAACGGTCTGGCCTGACCGAAGAAGAATTCGCGTCGGCAAAGCAAAAGCTGGCCCGTGAGGGCTGAAGGATGCAGGCGGGAGCCGTTCGTAATTTGCACAAGACAGGAGCAAGCTCATGCCAGTAGTGGACACTACGGCCGGCTTCCGGTTCATGTATCGCCTGTGCGGCGCTGAACCGACGATTCAGAAGCTGACCTTCAAGGACACGGAAACGCTGTACAAGGGCGATCTGGTCAATCTCGAAAGTGGTGAGATCGACCTGGCCGCGACGAATGATTCGGCGCTGGTCGGTGTGGTGCTGAAGACGACCAGCGGCATCGACAGCACGACGCAGGTGGAAGTGATCACTGATCCGGACGCCGTGTATGCGGTGTACGACGCCAACGCGCGCAAGATCGGCGACACGCTGGATATTGCCGGGGCGGCGGGCGCGATGACGGTGGCCGCTTCGAGCAACGTGGACGTGACGGTGGTCGCGGACAGCACGGCCGACGAGTGGACGCTGGTGGTGATTGCCCACGGCGAACACTTCCTGAACTAAGGAGAAAACAACATGCTTCGTCAGGAACAGTTCGATAGCCTGCTCATCCCGATCATCTACCATCACTTCGAGTTGGGCCAAACGCGCGTTCCCTCGCTGCGTTCCCGCCTGTTCAATGTGCGCGCCAGCGCCATTGCGGAGGAAAAGGGCACGGGCATGGGCGGGATTGCGCCGGACGCATGGAATCAGTACCAGGCCAGCGGGCGCAAGGGCCGCCTGAACTTCGACCAGCTCTACACGCAGTCGTATACCCATGTGGAATACCCCGTGGAAGTGGTCGTTGAAAAGCGGCTGGTGCTCAACGATCAGTACGGGCGCATCAATGACATCGCGCGCCGCGCCGGCATCTCGGCCGAGCAGAAGATGGAAATTGACGCGGCCAGCGTGTTCAACTCGGCCTTCACAGGCGCGACGTGGAGCGACGGCAAGGCGCTGTGTGCCACCGATCATCCGAAGTCACCCAACAAGAGTTCGGGTACGTACTCGAACAAGGGCACGACTGCGCTGAGCAAGGCGGCCGTGTCGGCCACGCGCATCCTCATGCAGCGGTTCGCCGACGACAAGGGCAACGAAATCGGCCTGTCGCCGAACGTGCTGCTCGTGCCGCCGGAACTCGAAGACACGGCGTTGGAGATTGCCGGGTCGCAGCTTGACCCGGCGAGCGCCAACAATGCGATCAACCCGAACGCGGGCCGGTTCACGGTGATTCCGTGGCAGCGCCTGACCGACACCAACGCCTGGTTCATGATTGACGACACGTGGCGCGGGGAAGTGGTCAATTGGTACAACCGCGAGGCTGTCCAGTTGATGATGACCCACGAAACCACGACCGAGATCGTGTACGAACTGAAGCTGCACTACAGCTTCGGCGTGGACGACTGGCGCTGGATTTACGGGCACAACCCCAGCTAGGAGGCTGAGATGACGGTGACGAATTTCCCGAACGGGATTAGCACCAGCACCCTCACCGCCACGGGGGAGATTGCGGGCGCGAGCATCGCGGCGGCCGTACAGCACCCGGTCGAGCTGGGCGCAGCCAACGGCGCGATTGCCGCCAAAAGCGGCGTCGTGATGATCACGAAAGGCACGGCGGCGGCGATGACGCTGGCGGCCCCGACGGCGGGCACGGACGATGGCAAGGTGCTGCTGATTGTGGCCGCCACGGCGGCCGCGCATACGGTGACGCAGACGACGCCCGGTTTCAACAACGCCGGCGCGAGTGGCGACGTGGCGACCTTCGGCGGCGCGATTGGCGACAACCTGCAAATCGTGGCCTATAACGGGCGCTGGCACGTGCTGAGCCTGCGCAATGTGACACTCGCCTAGTCAGCAGTAAAGGCTGGTGGCCCTGCTCTCACAGGGCCACCAGACGGGATCGGGGTGATTGGATGACGACGCAATATCAAATCCCGGTGACGGTGACGGGTTCCGCGGGCGCTGCGACCGGTACAGGCGTCTCAACGACACCGATCAATGGCATTCTGACCGCTGTGCATATTGACTATACCAGTCAGCCAGCCACGGCAGACGTGACGATTGCGGCCGGCAGTCCGGCGCAGACGGTATTGGCGAAGGCGGACAGTGGCACGGACGGCTGGTATTACCCGCAGGTGCAGATTTGCGGGACGGACGGCGCAGCGATCAGCGGCCAGTACATTCCGCCGCAGCTTTGCGGCTATGTCACTGTGTCCGTGGCGCAGGGCGACGCGGGATCGGTTCTCGTCACGCTGCTGGTCGTTGAGGGCTAGCGGGATGTCATTCACCTACACGCCCGCGACGCCCACCGACATTGACCGCGTTCGGTTCCATACCGGGGACACGATAGAAGCCACGGCCATGCACAGCGACGAGGAAATCCAGTTTGTGATTTCCGAAGAGGGGGGCTGGAAACCGGCGGTGATCGCGCTCCTTCAGAGCCTGATCGCCCGTCTCAGCGCTTCGCCGGATTTTCAGGCGGACTGGCTGCGTGTGGACGCATCGCGCAGCGTGGCGGGCTACAAGATGCTGCTCGCGGAGAAACGGGCGTTGTTCGGAATTGGCGCGCTGCGCAGTACGTCGAAGGCGGTGTACCGCTCGGACAGCCTGCAAGCCGACGCGCCGGACGGCTGGTGAGCGGTGGGATCGCATGTGCGCGTCGACAAGCGCAAGCTGGAGCAGCTTATCCGGCAGAACCCGCGCATGGCCGATGACGCGCTCAACGCGACGGCGCTGGCGATTTTGGCGGATATTCAGTTGTCGTTCAACACCTCACCGGCGGGGCGCAGTTACACGCGCGGCGGGGTGACGCACGTCGCCAGTATGCCGGGCCAGCCGCCGAACATCGACACGGGCGCGCTGCGCGCTTCGATGCGCGTCGAGCGCCGGGGCCGGTTGCACTACGAACTCATGGACGGCGTGACCTACGGCGTGCTGTTGGAACTGGGCACAAGCCGGATGGCGGCGCGCCCGTTCATGACACCGGCCATAGAGACGTGGCGCGCGGGCGAATTTGCGCGTTTCATGGCGGCCGAGTGGCTTAAGGGGTTGTGATGCTGACGGACGTGATGCGGCGGGCGATGGCGGCGCGGGTGAACGACTTTCTGCGCGAGCGCTGCACGGTGGCGCGCGAGGTGGTGACGACCGGCGACTACGGCCAGAGCGAGCGCAGTTGGGTGGTGGTGGCCGAGGATGTGCCCTGCCGCCTGATCCGGCCGCAGTATCAGCAGCGGATGGTGCTGATGGACGGGGACGGGCGCGAGCTGGCGCGGCAGGAGTACGGGCTGATTCTGCCGCTGGAGAGCGTGTCGGTGCAGGTGAAAGACCGGGTGACGGTGGCCGGGCGCGCGCTGCGCGTGACGCGGGCGGCGGAGTTCATGACGGACATGCCGTTTCAGCGCGTGCTGGTGGGCACGGGAGAGGCGGGCGCATGAGCGAGACGGCGCTGGCGGCGCTGCTGCGGGCGGTGCAGGCGCGAGCGCGCGAGGCGGGCGCGCCGTGGGGCACGCGCGCGTTTCTGGATTTAGCGCCGCTGGGCACGGCGTTGCCGCTGCTGGTGGTGAGCGTGCAGGCGGGCGGCGAAGTGAACGAACGGCGGGCGCGCGACGCGGAGTTCGTGCTGCTCGTCAAGGCGCTCGACACGACGTTGCCGGGCGCGCTGGCGTGCGCGGCGGAAATTGAGCGCCGGTTCAACGACGCCGGGGAGTATGACGCGGCCGCGCCGCTGGACGGTGGGGCGGAGTGGGCCGTGTTGACGACGACGCAGGAGCGCAGCGTGCGCCTGCTGGAACTGGTGGACGGTGAGCCGATTTATCACGAGGGCGCGCAATTTCGCGCGCGTATGGAGGTGCGGTAATGGCGACTCTCAGCGGGAATAACGTGCATCTGGTCATCGGCGGCACGACCGTGACGGCCTATTTCACGGACGTGGAACTCAGCCCGTCGGTGGAAAGCGTGGACGTGACGGCGGGCGGCGGGCGGGAACACCGCCAGCGCAACGTGGGGCTGGGCGACACCGGCATGACGATCACGCTGGTGTACGACGCGGCCAACATCCAAACGTACATCCAGAAGCTGAAACCGGGGCTGTACACGGTCGAATACGGGCCGGAAGGCAACACCGTCGGCAAGCCGAAGCATATTCAGGATTTCATCCTGACCGGCGCGCCGTTCTCGGTGTCGGTGGAAAAGTCGAAGGTGGCGTTCCAGTTGTCGTTTGAAGCGGCCGAAGCGCCGACGTTCGACATGTTCAACGGCGCGGTGTACTAGGCGCGACGTCCTGCCCCGCCGCCCTAAGGCGCGGGGCAAGCCGCGCAACAGGAGAGGCGAATGACGACCGAACCCCGTTTTGACCTGAGCAACCTGAGCTGGAAAGACTCCAAGCAACTCAGCGCGTTGCAAATTCGTGTGGCGAACGCGACGGAAGCGCGCGACGAAGACGCGCTGATGAACTGTTTCGATGGCATGCAGATGTACCTCACGCGAGTGGTGCGCGATGTGCCGAAGGCGTGGCTGGTGGGCGATGCGCCACCGGCGCTGGATTGGAGCGACCCGACCAGTTACGACTGGCTGCGTGCCGACAAGATGACGGCGCTGATGCGGGCGCTGGCCGACGCGCAGTCGGCTGAGGGTGCTTCAAAAAACTAGCGAGCGCCCTGTTTCTGGCGGCGACCATGCCGGAACAGGCGCGCCTGACCGATGACGAGGTGTGGCGCATCAGGCGCGTGCGGCTGGCGCTGCGGTTGAACAAACTGCCGCACGAGTTAGACGACGCGCCGCTTACTGACGTGATGGACATGCTTGAAGTGCTGCGCACGGACGACAACCTGGCTCAGATGCAGGCGGCCAGAGGAAGGAGAGGCTGATGGGCGCGCTCGAAGTTGCTTCGCTGTTTGCGACGATCCGCCTCGATGACCAGTTGACGGGCGGCCTGCAGGGTGTTCAACGCGGGCTGGACGGCATGGGCCGCGGCCTGCAGAACATGGGCGCGCAGGTGAGCCTGATGACCGCCCCGATTGCGGGCGCGTTCGCGTTCGGCATTTCGACGGCCAGCAGCTTTCAGGACGTCATGGCCGAAATTCAGGCGCGCGCCGGACTGACCGCGGACGAGATCGGGCGGGTGAGCGACTTCGCGCTGCAGATGGGCGCGGACACGGCCTTCAGCGGCCAGCAGGCGGCGGACGCGTTCCTGCAACTGCTCACCAGCGGCCAGACCGTGGATCAGGCGTTTACCACGTTGCCGGCGGTGTTGGATGCGGCCGCGGCCAGCGGTGAAGACCTGGGCAAAACGGCGGACGATGTGACCGACATCATGGCGATGTTCGGGCTGAGCGTGCAGGCGATTTCGCCGGAAATGCAGGCGCTCTTTGACGCGGCCGGCCTCAC